TTTCAATAAGCGCGCAAACTGCTTAGCGAAAGTTCCCCGCCGAAAGCTTGGCTTTCGGCTTTTTTGTTCGTAAATTTACATTGTTGATTTAAAAATAACGGTTATGAAAAAATTAGATGAATTAGTAAAAGATAAGAATTATATACATGTTAGTTATTATGGTAATGTTAGAACAACATTTAGATATGTGGGAAAAACAGATTCATCCCGACACGCCATTGTGATATTAGAAGGTAAAGAAGAAGGAGTTAAATCATTCCTTATTCCAACAGATCAAATTATTGAATATTAATATAAAAAATAAAGGTTATGAACAAAACTGAAATTAAAAGACAAATCAATTATCGATTCTATCAGTACGTAAATAATAATTTTCCGGAATATGAAATTGATGGTGGGGAAGGAAATGGGAGAATATATTTGGTACCAAAAGAAGGTGATAATAGAGGTGATAATTCGATTGAATATCATCAATCCAGACATGATTTAGTTTGTTTTAATTGGGCATCTAAAAAAACACATGAAGACGTAGCTAAAATGCAATCTTATGTCTCAAATAATATTATTCCATTTATAAACTTATGTCTTAAATAATATTATGACACCTAAAGAAAAAGCAGAAGAGTTGGTACATAAGTTTAAAAAGTATTCTTATTATCCAAAAACAAATAATGATATGTTATTTGTAAATGAACTTAATAATAATGCCAAACAATGTGCATTGATTGCAGTAGATGAAATATTAAGTGATTATAAAAATTATTTGTTGCATGAAAATACAGAATATAAGGGTTTAATGTATTGGAAAGAAGTTAAAAAAGAACTTGAGAAACTATGACACAACAAACTGCAGAAAATAACTTACACGAATGGTTTTGGTTATTTAAACACAAATTAGTAGATGAATTTCCTGAATATCAACTAACATTTGATTATATAGTAGGGAGTGCAGATGGGGATGGTGTGTTGTACGAAGTAATGGAATTTGCTTATAGATATTTGCAAGTAGAAGCAGCATTGAGAGGTGGAGAAGATAATCTAACCATCACTAACTATTTGAAGGCTTTAGATTACGGATATGACGAATGGAAAAAATAAAATTCTGTTTGAAAGGCCTGCAAAAATCGCGCGAACTGTTTCGCGAATGCTCCTCGCGTCTTGCTTGGTTTCCTGAGGAATTCAGCGTAAATTTACAGTGTTGAGCGTTTAGGCTCAATTGATATAACACGGTGTTATATTATATAATAAAAAATAAATAATAATGGTTATGAAAAGTGTAATTGAAAATCAAATCAAAGAAGTAAAACAAAAACTATCATTTTTAGATCAAAAAAGAGAGAGTATAGATAAAGTTTATCAAGATCTAGAAGTAGTATTTATTACTCCATTTCTAGAACAATATAATATCTTATCTGAAGAATGTTTTTTGAAATATTCATATAACTCATTTAGTATCAATGCTCTAAAAGATGGTATCTATAGAGAAGAGTTAGTTAGTTTTAGAATTCATGAACCATCTTATTCTTTTAGAGAAGAAAAAGAGAAAGTTATTTCAACTTCTTTCTATTCTACAAATACAAATGGTGAATTTGAATTGAATAGAATGGTTGTTATTGGTAAAGTAGGTCAAATGTTACTTGATAATAAAAATGTTATTATTGAAGGATGGAATGAATTGAATAAAAAATATATTTCTGAAATAAAAGAAAATAATGATGAAGTATATGCTCTAGAAAAGGAACTAAGAGAACTAAAATTATCTCTAAGAGAAATTGAAAAAGAAGAAATGTATAATATCCTTAGTGAAGGAGTACATTTCAAAATGGATGATCTTGTAACATTAGATATCAATAATAAAGAATCTAGATATCTCTCTTATATTAAGTTGTTATCTACTAAAAATAAATCAGTAGTTGTAAAATATATTGGTCATAGAGATGAAGATTTTACTACAGCAACTGTTAGATTGATGCATTTAGAAAGATTTATTATTAGATATTCTAATCTACTAGCTCCAAAAGAAGTATTAGCTTAATATTAATTTAAAACTTAAATATAAAAAACTATGGTTATCAACATTATTCAGAAAGTATTAGGTAAATCAAAAGGTATTTCTAGGGAAGGTGATCTAAAACCTAAAGGTGTAAAGTATACTGTTAGGGGAGATTATGGATTTAATGAAACGTTTGAACATATTTTTAGGGAACGACTAAAGAGCTAAATATGAGGACTGAAAGAGATATTATACTATTGATTGTAGAATTAGAGAATTGGATTTCACAAATTAAGAGAGAAAATCCTAATGATGGAGATATTGCTATATTAATAGCGAATGAAAAAATTAATGTACTAAAATGGGTGTTAGATGATATTTAAAGAATATGATCAGGCAGTTATATACGCTGCTCTAAATGATATAAAAGGTTATCATGTAGCGGGGAAAAAAGGTGGATGGTTAATACTAAAAGGAAATAAAGTAGTAAAAATAAAATGTCTAAACTAAAAAAAGGAGATAAAGTGCGATTTCCATTCGCAGGAACGATCCACATAGGTGTATTTGAAGAGATTAGAGAAGTGGAATATGGATCAGTAAAAAGAACTTACTATGTCTGTAGGACAGAAGAAGGTACTGCGTATCCTGTTGACAAAACTCTAGTAAGTAAAATTTAAACTAACAATTTTTTTACATTTTTTTGAAGCAATTTCAAGGAACACACAAACTGTTTCGCGAAAGTTCCATGCAAAATTTTTGGAAAACCGAAGTTTTCAGCGTAGATTTACATTGTTGAGTTACAGGTTAACGAAACGTAAATAAATATATAAAATATAAATAATAAAGGTTATGAGAGGAATACAATTATTTCAGATTAGAAAATCCAATAATAAGTTTGATCCTAAGTATTTAATGAATGATAACGATGAGTTATTTGTTGTAGAATATAATGGTTACCATATTACTATAATTAGACATAAGTTTTGGGATAATACATACCAATCAAATTTAAGAATAATTAAAGATGGAAGTCAATTGGTGGATGGAGAACCTAACGAATATGGAGTAAGTTGTGCTCTATGGATCCAACAAATATCTTCCAAAAATCCAGGAAAAACTGAAGAAAAACTGATATTAAAAGCTAAAGCTATTATTGATAGGTTAGATGAAAATGGAAGAGGGGAGTTATGTCTATGTAATAGAGGTAATATAGTTGAAGATCCGAATATAATTGCAGAATTTGCAAAATATATGCAAACTGCTTAGCGAAAGTTCCACGTAATTTTGTTGGAGAACTGAGGAAGCGTTCGTAGATTTACGCTGTTGTACGTTTAAAGCGTACGCATGGTATAACACGGTGTTATACTATAGAATAAAAATTAAATAATAAAGGTTATGACAAGTCAAGTATTAAGATTAGTACCATCAAAATTTAAAGCAAATGATAAATTTTTAAGAGGTCCTATATACAATGGAGATAAATTTTTAGGATATGAAGAAGAATGGAAGATTATGAAAATTGAAAATGGTAATATCTTCTTTGAAAATGATATTATTTGGAAATTAAATACATTATCCCAAACTTCATTATATGATATTAAAAGAAATAAATAATTAAACAATTAAATAATAAAGGTTATGTTAAATAAAGAAACATTAGACACATTAGAAAAAACATTTGGTCCATTCACTATAGATAGAGTTTGGGGCGGTAATAATACACCATTCCTTAGATTTGGTTATTGGAGACGAGTAGATGAATCTCAGTTACAATCTATCATTGGTGAACAATATACGATCGTAGAAAACGATAGTGAAGATGATGATTGCTTACCTCGTTTTATGTACAAAATGATTGAACGATATAAAGGATAATAATATGAAAACATTTAAAGATTTAGTATTCAATCCCCATCCATTAGGAGTAGGTATTCAAGCTGTTATGGATTTTGAAAATGGATATGGTGTAAGTGTAGTACAAACACCTTATTCATATGGTGGTAAAATAGGTCTATATGAAATAGCAGTAATGGATAGAGAAGGGAATGTAGTATATGATACTCCTGTAGCAGATGGTGTTATTGGTTATCTTAGAGAAGAAGACGTAACTGTTGGAATGGAACGAATTCAATTATTGCAAAGTGTTCAATAAACGCGCGAACTGTTTCGCGAAAGTTCCATGCGCAAAATTTGGCTTTCGTAAAAATCGTTCGTAGATTTACATTGTTGATTTGAGTTATGACGTATTAAATCAATAGTATTATATCATTTAACATATATAAAATAAAGGTTATGAAAGCAGATATCAGAATTACAGCGCAGTATTATGAAAATTATAGTGATAATGATACTCCATATTGGAAACCAAAAGGTGGTACCGAGTTTATTATCAAGGGAGTAGATCCCGATCCTGTTATGTTTGCTGCTCCTGGTGAGGTGGAGAAGGCTATTGAAAATCTATTATATGAGTATTGCAATAGTCATGCTAAGTATACTCTGATTGATTGGGAGTTTATATTTAGCGAACCTATTGAATTGGATAAGGATAATTTCCTATGGGAAATGGGGATTGATGAGCATCCAGGTCCAGGTATGTTCATAAATGAAGATGATGAGGAGTGGAAAAAATAATTGGTAAATAATTAAATAAAAAAATAAAGGTTATGTTAGAAAAACTAAAAAAAGCACTTTCAGAACAAGTTATTGATATCTTTACTTTTAGAATGGAAGATCTTTACGATATGTCAGAGGAATTTTATCAAGATCATTATAGGGATATGGGATCGGTATTGTATAATGTTCAAAAACACCAAACTCTCAAATCACTAATTGATGCTCTATATGACTACGAGTTTGATTACATTGGAATTGATAGTGATGAGATGGTAGATGAATTATTAGAATTAGTATTTGAATCAAGTAAATAATAAAATATAAAGGTTATGTTAAAGCAAAATAAAAGAGAACCGTTACTAAAGAACTATCGAGGACAATACCGATACCTATTCAATTGGAAGAGTGGAGGGTTCAATGATATATGGGCTGAGAATTTAGTAGAGTTCAAGAAGAAACTAAAGAGAGAGTATCCGGGATCAGAGTCACAAGTAGATTATGATACACTACACAAAGCTACTCTTACACGAAGTAGGGAATGGGATAGAATTGGTAATATGTGGTGGGACTAACAAAGTACTTAAGCTAAATTGTTATATTTGCAAGGAACGCGCGAACTGTTTCGCGAATGCTCCTTGCTACTTGTTTGGAGAAGCAAAAAATCGTTCGTAAATTTACATTGTTGAGCGTTTAAGCTTCAATTAGTATAACATGGTGTTATATTATAATATAATAAGGTAAATAATAATGGTTATGGAAGATATGATAACAGTTCAAATCCTGAAAAATGGTCAACCACTTAAAGAGTTTAAGTGTGAAGAGAAGAAGTTACATATAACATTTGCTACAGCTCATTCTATAGCAGGTGGATTATGGAATGGTGTGGATGCATTTAGTGTAAAAATAAATAAATAAGATTATGACAAATAGCGAGATTTTAGATTTAATAGATACATTAAACCAGTATAAAACAGGTAATGTAACAAATAAGGGATTAGAAGAGGCGTTAGAAGAAGCATTAAATAAATTAAAAAAATAAATAATAAAGGTTATGTCAACAAGATCTAAAATTGGTATCGAAAATGAAAATGGTAGAGTTAATGCTATCTACTGTCACTGGGATGGATATCCTGAATATAATGGTAAGATATTAAAAGAACACTATTCAGATAGAAATAAACTACAACAACTACTTGAATTAGGAGATATTAGTGTGCTAAAGGAGGATTTGGATAAAGTAGAAGCTTATCATAGAGATCTTTGTAAAACATACTACCCACCAATGGAATACCTAAATGTAAATTCATTTAGCAGACAATTCGGATTTGAATATGGATATGTGTTATCAAAAGAAGGTGAATGGTTAACATTTGAGTCCAAACTTTAAACAATAGATTGCAAGATTTTCAAAGATTGCGTAAACTGCTTCGCGAATGCCTCATGCGCAAAATTTGGTTTACTGAAGAATTGTTCGTAGATTTACATTGTTGAACGTTTAAGTTTCAATTGATATGACATGGTGTTATATCATATAGAATAAAAAAATAAAGGTTATGGAAATGAATATGACAGTAGAAAAGGTTATTGAAATGTATTCAAATGGTCTTATTACAGACCAAGAATGTGGTAACATGTTAGATGTTATTACAGGACAGTATACAACTCTAAAAGAGGAAGTTGATTATGATTGGTATACAGAAGAAGAAATGGAACACGATTATAAGTGGGATGTAGACAACTACGAGGAATACGATTATGAGTTAGAAGCTTCACAGTATGATTATTTGTAATTTAAACTAAAAATAAAAGTTATGTTTAATGAAGTAATATTTTGGAAAGACACCTATGATGGTGAATATGCAGAAGGTGGTATTTTTACTCGAGCAGTAGACCTTAAAAAGTTTTTGGAATTGGTTGAGGCTAATGAAAATGGAAATGGTGGTGAAGTTGTTGGACTTCGTTTTAGTGATAATAATTTAGAAGTAATTGTAAAACCTAAAAATAAATAATAAAAGTTATGGCATTACCATTTAATTTAACCTCCGTTCTATCTGCTAGAGAAATAGAAGGATACGATATTATCGAAAATACATTCCCGGTTATTAGTAAGTGGAGTGGAAGAGAAGTTACAATAACAGATGCTATATATGTGGCACTAAGTGATGTTATGTCAGATTTTGAAGATTGGCCAGAAGATCAGGGTTTTGGTTCTTCAGATATGACGTTTGCTAAAAAATCGTTTATTGATACTATGATTAATATGGCTAATCTAAGTAATGAATATAAAACAGATTTTAAACCATTTTTGAAAGTAGTAAATAAATAAATAAAGATATGAAGGTATTAACACTAACAACACTTCTAATAGTACTTACAACTATTAATATAGCATCTTTAGTTTGGATCGGATATAATGTTAATCCTATTCTTTCACTTATTCTAATAATTGGGGAGACGTGGTGGGTAGCTTCTATTATTAGAACAGAACCGAAACAGAATAATAACAATAGAGGTAAAATACAATTCTAATGGAAAATAAACAAGAAACTACAGGTAAAAAGTTTTATGAATCTGCTGATGCAGTTATTACTGTTTCTAAACAACTAACAGAGTTAGAAGTAGCTATAAAGCTAGAAGAAATCGATAGAGAAGAATATCAATCTGTAAAAGATTTTAGTAGAGGAGCTAAATGGCAAGCTAAAAGAATGTATAGTGAGGAAGAAGTATTAAATATGCTTTATAAACATACAGAAGATTTGTTAGCAGGAAAGAAGATAACATTAGAACAATGGTTTGAACAATATAAGAAGAAATAAATGACACCTAAAGAAAAAGCAGAAGAACTAGTAGATAAATTTATACAATATACTCCTGCAGATTCGGAATTTGAATACCCGTATGCTAAACAATGTGCTTTGATAGCAGTGAATGAAATACTTGAAATAATAGATTCAAACTATGATTATGAGTATTGGGATAAAGTAAAATCCGAAATAGAGAAACTATAATAGAGGAAAATAACAATAATAATAAATCCAGACATGAATAATTTTACTACCACTAACACAACAACATATAACGGATGGAGCAATTGGGACACGTGGAATACCTACAATTGGATAACGGATGATGAGGTGATGTATCGTCGAGCATGTCGCTCAACAGATGCTAATCACCTATATGAAACAATGGAAAATTATATTATACGGGTGAATGACCGTATTGATATTGATAATGTTAATTGGGTGGAGCTATATGATGCGTTTAATGAGGGTGTGTAGATAATAGTTTCGATGCACCGAAACTCCTATTTAGATATAACGGAACTGATACTTAGACCTAACGTAACTAATGTTTAGATGTATGGTAACACAAGTGTGGACAACGGAATATAAGTGGGGGTATGAATGGTGAAAGTTTCGAGTAATCTAAAAGTAATGGTATAGTATGTGGAATGGGATAGGTATGGTGTTGGGGATGGAGAAAGGAAAATATTAACCTACTCACATCGCTAGCCAACCTATTCTAAACCTCTTCTAAAATATATACACGAATTGCACTATTTGCAAAAAACACATATAAAAATTGCAAATAAGAAGAAAGCTCACCTATACCAATTGTACTTTTTGCAAAGTTTAATTTAAATTTAAAATTTTTTTGTTAAATTTTTAAAAAAATTATTAACCATTTGTTGAAAGCCTCATGTGAAACGCTTGGAGACCCGAGGATCTGTTCGTAAATTTACGGTGTTGATTTACGTTAACGATTATATAACATGGTGTTATATGATAATTTAAATAATAATGGTTATGTTCGTATTTAATGGAGTAGAGTTTCAAGTAGTAAATAAAATGAAAGCTGGGTGGTTGGAAGAAAAAACCCCATTCACATATAAGAATAAAAAATATATATTATATAAGTTCACTTATTCTAAAGATATATCTTATGCTATTGGAAGTGGTGAGTTATTTGGAAATTCTATGAATGTAGAAAAAACAACTAAACGTTATATTAGCTTATACACCTATGATATGATGGGTACTAGAACAACTTATAAAATGGCTTTATCAGAAATGGTATTCAACGTAGAATAGAATAATAATAATATGAACTGTTATATGAAATTTAAAATCGAGAAAGAAACAAGGTGGGATATCAGTAAAATGGATATCGTAACCAAGTATTTTATTTGGGCGGGTACTCAATGTTTAGCCTTAGTTAATACTGAGGAGGAGGCTATAGTAATGTATGATAAAATTAAAGCCAGTTATATCAAAGGTGAGACTGTAGTGATTAAAGAAGAGGATATTGAGATTGAATTCTAAATAATACAATCAACGTGTTGTTCCCTTGAGAAAGGAGACATAAAGATGAGTGACATTACTTGAATTATGGAAAACATAATCGTGCACTACAACACAGAGGACTTCTCATCCTCAACATAGTCAGGTGGCGGAATGGTAGACGCTTCATAGAGATGTCCTTCAAACGGTTAGTGTACATAGCCTACTCTCATACAGGTTCGAATCCTGTCCTGACCACACATAACCATACTTTTTAAATGGGGTACCCCGTAGGGGATACCCCTACCTGTGTCCGTACTTACGCATATATTATTTGGCCGGTATACCGTATATATTATATAGATATGCCCATACGCGTAGGTGTCCATATATGCGTGGGTGCCGGGAGAAAGGATGTAGGACAACAAACACAGCTTCTAAAATCTTTCACCCCGACCAAGTATATACAAATATCCCAAATATAAAAAAATGACCCCCATAAAGGGGGCCTTTTTCCATTTTACCCATTTTGGAAAAAAAACATAAAGCGGCAACCTTCTTTTTTAAAAAACCTTTTTGGGTATGGAAAATATATACAAAAAAATTAAAATCAGTACTCGTTACTAGCAGCAATACGCGTTACGTATTTTTTAACCATTATCACATCTTGAACTAAACCACTAATAGTTTCGTTATTAGATTTTTTATCAAACTCATAGTTTAATCTTACGGTTTCTACCTTTTCATTCAAGGTACGTAAGGTAGAGGGGATATCCACATCTTTTTCAAAACCATTGTTCTTAAGGATAGTTCTCATCTGTTCAACCTCCACATATAGATCTAAGTATTTTTGATCTAGTTGTTTAAAACCAATCTCTAATTCTTTTAATGTTCGTTCATAGCTATCATCTTTAAAAGCACTTTTTCTAGATTTCCATAATTCAAAAATACAAATACCCAGGGTAACTAAACCCCCAATGACAACGCCTAATGCAAATAATTCCATAATTTTCTATTTAAATAATGCCGATTCAATTTCTTTTATATTCGTAGATTGTATTCTTTCTCTTTCTTTTCCCCCCACAAAATAAACCAAGGTGGGGTAATATTCAATATCGTAATAGTCAGCTGTACTTTCAAATCTATCACCATCCAGAAACATAAATTCTACATCCGTGTGGACTTGTTCAAGTAACGGAACAACAATTTCGGTTAATTTTTTACATGCTGAGCATGTGGGGGAACCAAATACAACTACGGCTTTTTCTACTTGCCGTGTGTAGTTTTGTAGTGGAAAACTTTTTACCGTAATCATAATTCCTAAAAAGCTAAAACCCCAATTAATACCCCAATTGACATGGATCCTAGTACTAGCCTCATCCCGTATCTTAAATCTTCATCTTTAATTGTATTGGGAATCGCCCACGTTGCCAACGTTGCCCAACCCATAATTAGTAATGCGTTCATAATTGTGTTTTTTGATTTAAATATAATAATGTTTTTTACGGGTGGCAAGTTATTTTTGAAAAGATAGTGAGGAACGTATATACGGATAAAGGGGAGTGGTGTGGTAAAGCTGGCATTGCTAATATTTATCATTAAAATATACGAATGGCATCTTATACTTCAAACCAATTATATGGAGCAGGTGCTCCAATTGAGGCTTTAACAAGTGGAAGCACTTATACTTTTACTATAGCTTCACCCATATCTGGTTCAACGTATTTTACGTTAGAAACCGTTAAAAATTCAATTGGCTTTTATGATTCAACGTCTGCCACCACTGCAAGGGGAACATTTGGAAGTTTAACCAATGTAACGGGATTGGTTTCTTCATCCTACATGTTTTCTGTTGTAGTAAATCAAGGAGGTGGGTCCTTTACTTTTACTCCGGCTGTCAATGTTGCCGTTAGTGGATCTTTCTTAAGAGGAACAGGTGGAATTTCTTTAACTATTTCTTAAAAGTACGTCACAGGCAGCTTGGCTCCGCAGGAGGCCTATCGTACATTTACGGTGTTGTTAATGGTTACAACAATAAAAACAAATAAAAGTTATGCTAAATTTACAAAATTCCGAGTTCAAAACATTAGAACAAATCCGATCAATCGCTCCTTCAATTTTTACAAATCATGGAGCTAAAGGTACTTCCGAAAAGTACTCTCACATCCCTACCGACCGAGTAATCCGAGATATGGAGCTTCTAGGATGGGGAGTTGCTGATGCTAAAGAAGTTAAAGCACGTAAAAATGCAGGTTACCAAAAACACCTAGTTGTATTCAGAAATCCTGATGTTGTTATTAATGGTGCAGATAATGATACAGTTTTCCCTCAAATTCTATTAACTAACTCACACGATGGTAAAAATAGCTTTGTTTTTACTGCAGGTTTGTTTAGAATGATTTGTGAGAATGGTTTGGTTGTTTCAACTGAACAGTTCGATGAAATTAAGGTTCGTCACATGGGTTATGATTTTGAAAAATTGCAAGATACAATCAAAAAATTGGTTGAAAATCTTCCTTTAACAGTAGAGGCAATGAATCAAATGGTTAATACCGAATTGGAACAAGATCAAATTGTATCCTTAGCTAAAGATTTGTTGGATCTAAGAGTTGAAAATAGCAAAAATACATACGATATTAATGCTATTGAAGCTATTTTAACTCCTCAAAGAAACCAAGATATGGGTACTGATTTGTGGAAAGTGTTTAATCGAATCCAAGAAAATATCCTTGAAGGAAATTTCGATTATCAAACACTTAAGGGTAAATCTAGAAGTGCTAGAAAAATTAAGAACTTCCAACAAGATTTGGAGTTGAACAAAAAGATGTTTTCTAAAGCTTTAGAGTATGCTAATTAAAAAGAAGGGGGGTTAAACCCCCTCTATTTAAATTTTATGAAAAAAATTACTCTTGAACAGGCAGCAAAATATATTCCATTGGATGATGATACTGTGAATAGAAATATTCATAGAGCTTCGTATTATACTATAAGTCCACACCCTAATTCTGAAATGGCTAATGAAGGGTGGGAAAAGATTACTTATTACTTGTCTAAAAGAAATGATATTTACATTAATAGAGGAGAAGGGAATCAATGGATCTATATCCTCTCCAACCCTACTATTCCTGATGCTTTGAAAATAGGATATACAAATTTAACTCCAGAGTTAAGAGCAAAACAAATATCATCTTCTACCGGAGTAGTAGTACCTTTCAAAGTAGAATGGGCTTTTCGGTGTTTTGATGGGAACTTAATGGAAAATGAAGTACATACTGCTTTAAATGAATATAGAATTAGTAACCAAAGAGAATTCTTCCAAGTAGATTTGGAGGAAGCTAAAAATATTATTACATTAATTGGGAAAAAATATACTTAACAGTATTTATGATTGCAAATATGACAATCTTTTAAATGATTCCTAAAGATAATATATTTAGTTTATTTCAAAATGAGGATACTATAGAAGTTTATGAAAACTTTATGGATAATCCTTATGTTAAAATAGGGATGTTCAATAAAATTATTAGAAATAATACAGTATTCAATATAAAATTTAAAAAATTTTTAGATAGTGTTGACCCAAATTATGACAAAGAGTATATAGATTCTTCTTCTAGATTTATAACATTTAATAGAGCGTTTTTTTATATCAAAGATATTAATGTGGGAAACCAACAACATATTGATGCTTTAAAATGTCATGATTTTGAGGGTTTAATATTAAATTTAGATTCCTCTATATCTTTTTTTGAAAAAGGAGAAGAATACGAAAAGTGCAGCCACTTATTTAAAATCAAAAAACTTGTTGAAGAGTCTTTATAGACAACTTGACTCCCCCATTTCTCTTAATTAACTTTATATCACGGGATTTAAAGAAATGAGAGAAAGGGAGGAGAAGGGAAAGAGGGGGAATGGAACCCGGGGGATAGGAAATATAAATAAATAAAATAAAAATGAGAAATAGAAGCTTAATGCAAAAGAAAGTAGAATATCTTGAATCTACTTTAATTAATCTACAACGTATTGTTAAAACACAAGAACCAATAGAAGTTTATATCCAAAATATTGAAAAGGGATTGGATGTTATTGAAGATTTAAAAAGTATGATAGAGGCAGAACCTATGTCACCTAATGAAGTAAATAAATTTTAAATTAATATAAAGGGTTATGAAACTAACAGCTGAACAAATCCAAGGCAATTGGAATGAATTTTTGAAGAATATTGATCTATATATTTCTTCTCCTAGAAAAGAAAAATTATTAGAATTCTATAAAAAATACGAAGATAGGTTGGTTTTAATGCCTGCCGCTCATAAAAAAGAATACCACAATGCATTTCCTGGAGGGTATGTAGAACATGTTAATAGAGTAGTACAAGCTGCTATTAGGTTACAATCAGTATGGGATGAATTTGATGCAGATATGTCAACTTTTACGGTAGAAGAGTTGGTATTTTCTGCTATTAATCATGACCTCGGCAAAATGGGTGATGCGAATCATGAGTCGTATATTCCCCAGACAGATCAATGGAGAAAAGATAAATTAGGAGAAGATTACATGTTTAATAACCAACTCCCATTTTCTTCCGTTCCAGATAGAGGATTATTCTTACTCCAATCTCATGGTATTCAATATACCTTTAATGAGATGGTAGCTATTCAGACACATGATGGGTTATATGATGAGGGAAATAAGAAATATTTATTAAACTTTATGCCCGAACAAAAGCCTAGAACTTGTCTACCATATATTCTACATCAAGCAGACTTATTAGCTGCAAGAGTAGAATTTGAAAAAGAATGGTTACCTAAATTTAAAGAGAAAAAACAAGATAATTTGGAGGAGCCAAAGAAGAGTTTTACATTAAATAATAAAACTAAAACTAATGTAAAAACCAAAGCTCTAGGTAGTTTATCTAGCGTAGGTTTAAAAAATATGTTAGACGATTTGTAATATGATAGAAACTATAATAATTTTAGGAATAATGGTCGTGATCTTAGGATACACGACCATCAACCTTCTGGTCAAAAATGAAAAAGCTGAAGATATAATTGTCTCTCAACAAAAATATATCTCATCAATTTCAGAAATAATTAAAAATTCTGAAAAGAGAATAAAGGAGATAGACGAAAAAGAAATTTTTAAATCTGATGACGAAATTGGTTGGTTTTTCAACGAACTTAAGAAAATCCAAAACATACTCTCTCAGTACCAAAACTAAATTTTTATGATAAAAAAACGAAATAAAAAAAGTAAGAATTATTTTACCCAAGAAACTGAAGATTATATTGTATTATACAATAATTCAAAAGATTTTGAAGAAAGAAGTAGAATATATGAAAGACATATTCACTATGCATTCTTCAAACTTACCCAAAATATAATTCATACTTTTAAATTTTATCATACCGAAGTAGAGGAATTAGAACATCTACAACATGAAATAATCACTTTTCTTTTATCTAAAATTCATTTATTTGATCCATCCAGAGGAGCTAAAGCATATTCTTATTTTGGAACTATCGTTAAAAGATGGCTTATATTGTATAATACTAAAAATTACAATAAAAAAGTAAATAAAACGGAAATTGGTGAATTAGACAAAGAAGGTACTTCTCATTTCTATACTATGGAAGACAATTCCAAAAACGAACTAGATAAATATTTGGATTTATATGTTGAACATTGTACTAAAAATATATATAACTTTTTTCCTAAGAAAAATGACGCCCAAGTAGCGGATGCAATACTTGAAATTTTTAGAAACAGAGAAAATTTAGAAATTTTTAATAAAAAAGCACTTTACATTTATATTAGAGAAATAATAGATGTAAAAACTCCTAAAATAACTAAAATATCTAACCAACTATACGATATTTTTAAAACCAACTATGTTTTTTACCTTGAAAACGGGTACGCTAAATTTTAAGTTTTTTTTATATCTATATTTATAACAAAAATTATGGGATCCTTAGATAATGTAGTATTCGGTAAAAAGAAATTTTCGGATATCTTAAGCGAAATATACGATAACCAAAAACGCAAAGAAAAACAAATATCAGGATTAATTGCTGAATTAAAACCTCTTATTAGTGATATAGGGGATGCTACCTTAATTGTTCCACTCATTAAAGAATATTTAGAAATTGGCGTTAAAAACGACGAACAATTAATTAAAATGGCCACTATCATACAGCGTGCGTTAAATAGCAGTAGTGGTGAAGAATCGCTGGGGATTACCGAAGAGGAAAAACAACAATTAATGGAAGAATTAGAAAAAATTAATTCTGATAAAGACAAAAAATGATAGGAAGTAAATTTGGCTTTGCTGGGGTAAATCAACCTTACAAATCGGATGCTTCAATTAGTGCTATAAATAGACAGATTGAAAGTTTAAATAATAAACTTATTCCGGCTCGTGTAGTTGATGTTATACTTGATGAAACTCACCCTGATTTTGTAAGTTTAGGGGAATGGAATGGAATTGGTACTATAAAATATGAATTAATCCTTTCTCCTGAGAGTGAAAAAGCAGAAAAGAATATAGCTAAACCTTTATTAGCTAATTCTAAAACCTTTCCATTAAAAAATGAAATTGTGTTCTTAATAAGCCTGCCAGATACAGACTCTTTAAATAATTTAACAGACAATGAAGTTTTTTATTATCTAAATGTAATATCATTATGGAACCATCCCCATCATAATGCTTTTCCAAACCCCCAAAATAGTAGTACTATACCCGAATCTCAAAGAAAGGATTATAAATCTATAGAAAGTGGGAATGTACGAAGAGTAACAGATAATTCTACGGAAATAAATTTAAATTCTACTAATAATAGTGGGGGAAAGTTTGTTGAGCGTATCAATATTCACCCTATTTTACCGTTTACTGGGGATAATATATTTGAAGGTAGATTTGGGAATAGTATTAGATTAGGTAGCACTGTTAGATCTAAAAGCCAATATCAAAATAATTGGTCAACTATAGGTCAAGAAGGCGATCCTATAACAGTTATAAGAAATGGTCAACCTTCTAATTCTTCAGATGAAGGGTGGTTACCAACTGTAGAAGATATAAATAGCGATTTATCTTCTATTTATGTCACCTCTACTCAAAGAATTCCTATAAATGTTTCTAGCAAAAACTATTCAGGTATTTCTACAGATCAAATCCCATTATATCCTATTTCATATAACCAAAATCAAATAATACTAAATTCAGGAAGAATTTTATTTAATTCAACAACTGATAGTATCCTTTTATCTTCTCAAAAAGTTATATCAATATCTGCTAATGAAGATATAGGAATTAGTACTAGAAAAAATGTTACTTTAACTGGAGATTTAATTAAATTAGGAGGGATTAATGCTGGGGAGTCTTTACTTTTAGGAGATAGTTTTATAAAGCAATTTAAAGTTTTACTAGATACTATAAATTTACTTTGTGATGCTTTGATAGCAGAACCAGCACTAAAAGGAACATCACCTGCTGCTGCCTCACAATTAAAAACCATAATTAATCTTATAAAAGACAAAAATTATTTATCTAGATTCTCTAAAACTATTTAAATGGGAGAAGAACAATTATTACAACTTGCTCAAGAATTTCTTTTTTCAGATGCTGGAAGAAAGTTAGTGGGGGAAGATATTGATTTAAGTGTAATTGAAAATCAAATCAAATCCGAAATCCAATCTCAAGCTTTAGGACTAGAATCTAAAGCTAGCGGAATAGACATAACTAAAAAACCTACTTTATCTCGAGAAGAAAGAAAAGCTAATAGAGAAGAAGAAAAAATCCAAAATCGTGAGGAAAGAGAAAAACGTAAAGAAGAAAGAAAAGAAGTAAGAGCAGAAAGAAAAGAAGAAAGAAAAGAAAGAGGAGGAACTATAGGTCAGTTTATTCCCAAATTTGGATCTTATAAAGTTTCTGGAACTGTATATAATAAGTTCAATAATAGACCAATAAAAGGAGTTAAGGTTGTACCTGCTCTTAAAGATCCAGTATTTGGAACACCCATTATTATTGGAGAGGGAAGTAGAACAGCTGAAGAAATAAATGATAAAAAAATAGTTAAAAAAGAAGACGTATCCACTGATAAGGATGGAAAATTTGAAATTTTTCTTCGTTTACCTTATCTTCCTTATAACGATAAAATATTACTTGAAATATATTTATTATACACATCTCCATCAATCTCCGCTACTGATGAAAAAGGAGATATTATTTTAGATAGAAATGGAAATGAAATAAAAATAAATTTTTCCCCTGGTCTCCAACCTATATTAACAAGAGAAAGAGAAGTTAAAGAAGTATTACCTATTTTTCCTTTAACAGATTTAACCACAGCAGCTGAAGATGCACTCCCAGTATATTTAAAAGAATATTATCCTGTATATAAAGATGTAAGAGAAGCAACTTTAGCTCCTAAAGAGAAAGCTTTAATTTTTAGAAAACAACGAATACTAAAAAGTGTAGAAGTTATACAAACCCGATTATTACCATTAGCTATTGAATTATTAATAACTTTTGGTATTACTAAATTAAGTGAAAGAAATCAAAAAATATGTCCCTCCGCTTCTGCTCTAAATACTAATACTGAACGTAGAAATAGAGTTGTTAGACAGTTAAATCAAATATTTAGACAAATTACTTTAAATACAGCTATAGCTGCTGCTCTCACAGCTATTGCTGGTTCATTAAGATCTGGAAGAAAGACTATAGAAAATTTACCTTTACCTTTAGGTGCCCCTATAGCAGTAGGAGTTCCATATAGTGCAGTTTCTAAATTACAAACTGTTGAAGCAGTTTTAAAAGAATTTGAAAGTGATAATACAGAATTAAATAAACAAATTGTAAATGGTTTAGTACTATTAACAGCTGCTATTACTACTATACTAGTTTTATTAAAATTATTAGATGAATTAACTCAAGAATGTGCTACTGAACTTAATATTCAACCCGAAGCTATATCTCAAGAACTAATAAATTTATCAAATGAAGCTAGTGAAGAAGGAGTAACTTCTCCAAATTTAGTAAATGGTTTTACTTTAGAAGTTCAAGCTATGGATCAAAATGCTGTAGGTAGCTTAAAAAGAAGACAAGCAGTTGGTAAAAATTCCCAAGGTATTATACTAGTTAAAGGAGATCCATCATTTAGCTCCAGTGATCAAATATTAATTAACGAACTAGCATTTTATATTCAATCAAATAATTTAAAAGCATTCTAAAACCATATTTATAACATATACTAATATTATGAAATTAGACATATTAAGAAAAATCATTAGAGAAGAAGTAAAAGGTGCGATACAAGAAGAGCTAAAAGATCTTTTATTGGAAGCTATTCGCACTCCTAAACCTGTTATAGAAACTCAAACTTCTATTACCACAACCCCAGATAGTGGGAAGTGGTTTCCTACTACTTCTACAGCTACAGTTTCAAAAGAACAACTTAGAGAAAACTATAGAAATATACTAGGTGAAACTGCTGCTTCATTTAATACTTCACAAGTAGGAAAACCTTTACAATTAAATGGTTCTATGGATACAGCTTCACCTAACGGTAGATTACCTGAAGGAGAAGTACCAATGAATATGATCATGGGTTTAATGAATAAAAAATAATGGCATTTGGTGCAAAACAAATATTCCCTAATGATTTAAGACCTAGAACTGCTATAGGTGTTGATCTCCCATTTAATGGGGCAGGTGTTTTTGTTTTAAACTACACAACTAAAGATGCCATTAAAAATAACCTAATTAATTATTTTTTAACTAATCCTGGCGAAAGACCTGCTAATCCAACATTTGGGGCAGGATTAAGAGCATATATATTTAGTCAAATAGAAAGTAATAATCTAGATTTTATAAAAGAGGATATACAACAAAAACTGGGGAGTAACTTTCCTAATATTGCGGTAAATTCCGTGGAAGTTTTGGGTCAAGAAGATTATAACACAATCAACATAATTATTAAATATAGCGTTGTAAATACAGGAATAAACGATGAATTACAATTAACCTTTGCATAATGGCGGTAAATAGAGATATAAAATATATAAATAAGGATTTTAACGAATTTAGATCCCAACTTTTAAATTACGCCCAAACTTATTTTCCAAATACTTACACCGACTTTACTCCTTCTTCTCCTGGAGTAATGTTTATGGAAATGGCCTCTTATGTGGGTGATGTTTTATCATTTTATCTTGATAATCAAATCCAAGAAAATTTTTTACAATACGCTCGTCAATCCAATAATCTATATGAATTAGCATATATGTTTGGGTATAAACCTAAAACAACAGGATTAGCTACAGTAGATATTGATTTTTACCAATTAATACCTTCTAAGACTGTTGGATTAGATGTAATACCAGATTATGATTATGCTCTTTATGTAGACACAAATACTCAAGTATCTTCTCGAACAACTGCTACTAAATTTATAATTGAAGACCCCATAGATTTCACCATATCCAGTTCTTTAGATCCTACCACTGTAAGTGTAGCTCAGGTATCGGGTGGAAGTCCTACATACTATTTACTTAAAAAAACAAGAAAGGCAACATCTGGAACTATCAATAGTACTAGCTTTTCATTTGGGTCTCCCGTGGAATTTTCTACAGTAACTATTAACGGGGCAGACATTGCTGGTATAATAGATATCGTGGATTCTGACGGTAATATATGGTATGAAGTTGATCATTTAGCACAGGAATTGGTGTTTGATGGTATAAAAAATACTAATATAAATGACCCCAATAATTATCAAAATAGTAATGATACTCCTTATATCTTACAAACCAAACAAGTACAACGTAGATTTACAACTAGATTTCTAAATCCTACTA